CTGTAGCATACTTAAGAATTAGAAATACATCTGGTGATGTTGTAGGTTACGCATTATTTGATGCAGAAGGATTCTCTCTAGCCGTAGCCAGTGGCTCTATGTTTGCTAATGTGAGTGTAACAGCAGACGGATTTAGTGAGGCTAGGTCTAGTGCAAGTATGAGTGCTAGTGCAGAAGTCTATACACTAGGTGGTTTAATTAAAGATGTAAATACAGTAATAGATGCACAAGCTCTAGTCAACTGTTTAGGTAATGCAACATTTAGTGGTGATGCAATTATAAATGCTGATGGCACAATAACTGCTTTAGGTTATGTGTTAGGCGAAGAATGGTCAGATAGTGAAGTTGGTACAGAAACATGGACAACATCATCTACTGGAAACGAAGTATGGGTGGAAGATACACCTGAATCAAACACATGGTTACGACAAGGATAAAACATGGCTAAAACCAAAATATCAGAATACGATTCAACCGCAAGTAATAACACCGATATAGATGGTGTTAATATTGCAGAAGGTTGTCCTCCATCAGGCATTAACAATGCTATTCGTGAGGTAATGGCTCATCTTAAAGACTGGCAGTCTGGAGTTAGTGGTGACAAACTACCGATTGCTTCTGGTGGAACAAACGCAGGAACAGCAGCCGATGCTAGAACAAATTTAGGTTTAGGTTCATTAGCTGTCAAATCTACAGTCGCTACTGCTGATATAGATGCAGATGCAGTAACCAGTGCTAAAATTGCCGATGATGCAGTAGGCACAGACCAAATTGCAGACAGTGTTAATTTAGCAGGCTCTCCTACCACAACAACACAAGCATCTACAGATGACAGTACCAAAATTGCTACGACAGCTTTTGTTCAAGATTTAGTAGGTAATACAGCCTCTGCTGCTGGATACATTGCATTTAATGGCTCGACAGGTTCTGTCATTGCTAGTTCTAACTTAACATTAGTGAAGAACGGTACAGGTAATTACACTATTACATTAGATGCAGGTATTAGAGATGGTAGTGCTAACTACTGTGTGGTATTAGGTAATGTTGACCAAGCAGTCTTATCACAAGGCACAGGGGTAACAGGTTCTGACTACACATTAGACCTCTATAATACAATGGTATACAGTCGTGCTGATAGTACATTTAACATCAGAGCAATTAGAACATACAACGATTATGTGGTGTTCTCTGCTGCTGATGGTGATGGTAACGCTACACAAATGTTTGGTATTACTGCGGTTGACCCTACATACATTACTGCTGTTATTTACACATAAGGATAAAGAATGAATATAGTTTACTTTAATACACCAGTTGGAACAAACAAAGTTGCTTTTACTATTACTGATAAAACAGTAGATGTGTTAAAAGCAGAAGGTGTAATCCCTCATGGTTCTAGGACATTAGTTAAACCTCATAATGAAAATATGAAAGCAGAAGAAAGTGCTAAACACATTCATATTGACAAGTGCGTATTTGATAACCAAGACAATCCTACAGACATTGTGTTTGATTTAGATTTACTTAAAGCATACTTCCTCAACCTCTACAAACAAATTAGAGCAAACGCATTTAAAGTATTAGACGGCTATCAAACTAGAGCATTAGCATCTAACAACTCTGCATTAGTTGCAGAAATAGAAGCAGATAAACAAGCATTAAGAGATATGCCACAAAGTTTAGATTACTCTAATGCACACACTGGGCTAGATGTGGCTAAAACTTATCCACAATCATTGTTAGTGGATTATGCAGAAAAATACAAATCTAAATTCTAAAATACTAACATTAGCAGAAAGCATTGTTCCTGATATTATTTATAGAAGTAAATTAACAGGAATAAAAGAAGTACCTAACTGGGAAAGCCATTTAGAATATGACTTTTCAAAAGATATACCAGTGAGTCATGATAGCTACTACATAGACTTTGGTAGTCGTAATACAGGTAAGTTTATGCACATCATGCAAGAACTTTATCCTGATTACAATATTATAGATAGCGGTCATTACTACTATCCTAAAACAGGCTACATGGGTTGGCATACAAACTCTAACAAACCTTGTAAACGAGTTTACATTGTATATAGTGATGGTCAGTCATTCTTTCGCTACAAACAAGGAAATGACATTATTACAGACTATGACAACATAGGTATTACGGTCAGAGAGTTTGATATACCAGCATTACCAGAACAATTATGGCATTGTGTAGGCAGTTATGCTAATCGGTTTAGCTTTGGATTTAGACTAGAATGAAACACATCATGACAGGTGAGTGGAGGTTAGATAACACACCTGATATGTTTATTAATGTATTACAAGTCATACAATATATACAGTTTAAACAGATACCGTCACAAGAGATACAGATTGCTGACATATCACATAAAGAACTAGACAGTATAGATAAGACAGAGGCTCGATACATCACAGCTAATACAAACTATCCAGTCATTGTGGTACAGGGTATGCAAAACCCACACAACAAACCATACAGAATGATTGATGGTCGACATCGGTTATTAAAACAAATTAACAATAAAACTGTCAATGCTTATGTATTAACAGAGCAAGACATTAGTAAATTTTACCAAGAACATAAGGAATAGAATGGGAACAAGAATACAGTTTGATGAGTGGTTACCTGACCAACCTTCTATGACATCATTAAGAGATGCAAAGAATGTGTACCCTACTAGTGTAGGCTATGCACCATTTGCTAACGCTGTAGATTTTTCACAAGCTGCATCCTCTAACCTTAACTCTGTGTTTGGTGCTAAATACGGTGATGAAGTGGTTATCTTTGCAGGTAGTACAGACAAGATATTTAAACTAGATGCCACAGACTTATCGTTAGATGATAAATCTAAATCAGGCGGTTATTCTGGCAACACATGGCACTTCTGTCAGTTTGGTAAAGTAGTGATTGGTGCTAACAATCAAGACAAATTACAAGCATGGACAATCGGTGCATCATCAACATTTGCTGACTTATCTGCATCTGCTCCAACAGCTAAATATGTGACAGTTGTAAGAGACTTTGTGGTAACTGCTAACATTGGTGCAGGAACAGATACTAACAAAGTTCAATGGTCAGATATTAACGATGAACAAACATGGGTATCAGGAACTACAAGTCAGGCAGATTATCAGATTATTCCTGATGGTGGTGACATTACTGGGATTACAGGTGGTGAGATAGGACTTATCTTTTTAGAGCGTTCTATTGTGCGTATGACCTATGCTGGTTCTCCATTATTCTTTCAGTTCGATACTATCTCTAGAGGATTAGGTTGTTTAGAAGGTAACAGTATTGCACAGTATGGTGCTACATCATTCTTCCTCTCTGCTGACGGTTTTTATAAATGTGATGGTCAAACAGTCACAGGGATTGGTACAGAGAAAGTAGATAGATATTTCTTTAACGATGCTGACTTAACAGATTTAGATAGTATCTCTGCTGCTGTAGACCCTATTAAAAAACTAGTCGTATGGAACTATGCTAATGTGGACGGTAGCCGTAGTATCTTAATTTACAACTGGCAGTTAAATAAATGGTCAAGAGCAACTACTGTTGCTACAGGGGTTGGTGGTATTGCAACGACTGGTGAAACATTAGAGTCATTAGAAATATCTTTAGGTTATGGAACATTAGAGGCTATTCCTGCATCACTAGATGACCGATTGTGGGTGGGTGGTAAGTTTTTATTTGCAGGATTTAAAGGTTCAAATATTGTGACCTTTACAGGTTCTACATACGACTCACAACTCATTACACCAGATATTGAATTAGGTTATAACTCTGTTGTTACGTTAGTCAGACCACAGATAGATAATGGCTCTGCTAATATCAAGGTAGCTTCTCGTAAAGAGTTATCTGATAACAGTGTATTTGGTGTTAATGTAGTCACTACCACAGATGGTCGTGCTAATGTCCGCAGTGCTGGTCGTTATCATAGGTTCTTGGTACAGCCTACAGGGAACTGGACAGATGCAGTATCTATTGATGTAGATGTTAAACCACAAGGTAATCGATAATGCAGTTTCGTAGATTACAACCACAGTATGCAGACACTCGTGAAATTGCTGAAGTAACTAACCAAGTTCTTAATGGTAAATTAAACTGTACAGGTACATTTGATTTAGATACAAGCTGGGCAACATCAACGACTATTTATAATGAAAGAATCTCTACTGATTCTAAAATAATATTAGTTCCATTTAGCGATGCAGCAGAAACATCTACAGCACCTTATGGTGAGTTTAGTAAAAACACAGACCAGTTAGCGCCAAGTTCAGGTAATACAGCAGTAGTTGAATGGACTACAGAACATGAACTAAACGGTGTGTATTTAGATGCAGTCAATACATCAAGAATATATGTTAGAAACGATGGCATATATAAAGCATTATTTTCTCTACAATTAGCAAACGCTAATAACGATGCAGAGTATGCAGATGTATGGTTTAGAGTCAATGGCAGTGATATTGCCGACTCTGGAAAAAGATTTGGTTTACCAGCTCGTAAGTCTACTGGTGACCCATCTCATTTAACTGGAACTGCAAGTCATGTGTTAGATTTAAATGCAGGTGATTATATTGAAATAGCAGGAGCAACATCTTCTACCGATGTTTCTTTAGAACATTTTACTGCTACAACGACAACACCTTACACAAGACCTGCAATACCATCTGCACAAATAAGTGTTACATATATTGCACCATTCAGTATGGACAATGTATATGTATCAGCACAGCAAAATGGACAAGCTACAGTCAGCCACTTTGCTAACAATACGGCTAACAACACATATGGATATGTTATAATAGGGTAGTGTATATCTAGGATTTCTATCATGGAAACTAACCTATTTGTAGTACCTACTAGCCATATTCATCATTACTGGCATCTTGCAGAAAAACATCTACAACGAGCTATAGACACTGGAAACGGTGAATTTACTATAGACCAGTTAAGACAATTTGTATCACAAGGCAATTCAACATTATTTTTAGTTATGAATGGTGATTCTTGTGAATGTGCATTTACTGTGCAATGGGTTATGTATCCTAATGACCGTGTTGCATACATTACCTATATTGGTGGTATAACCAATAAAAAGTGTTGGGAACA